TCTAGGTCGTAGGCTTGTGGCAATCCTTCACCGCCATTAACTCCAGCAGAGATTTGAGCTACTTCTACTTTTGCACCGTTATTGACATAAGCAAGCAATAGCTGAGTGTTACGCTCTGTGTTCATCTTCATTTGAGCTAACTTCATTTCCATTTCACGCTCTTGAGCATTTCTCTGTTCTTCAAGTTGCATACGAACCTGAGTTTCTTGAGCTTGGTACTCTTGCTTGGCTCGTTCCATCTCAACTTGCATCTGCATCTTCTGTTGCTCAAGTTGCATCTGAGCTTGCATTTCCTGTTGTTTCAATTGAGATTGCATTTCTAGCTTCTGCATCTCACCTTGTTGCTTCAATTGTTCAGGTGTCGGTGGTTTAGGTTGGCCTTTAGCTGCTTCAGCTTGTGCTCTAAATTGATCCGCAGTTTCATCAATAAGACCTTCAAGACCTTTACCAGCCTTAAATGCTGTAACGCCAAACTTCAACATCTCCATTAATAGCGGAGTAAGTTCAGGTACGCCTTGAGCTACTGGCAACGCTGTCTGCATAAACTGGCTGACTGCTGTCAAGAATTCAACACGGTCTTGCTTTTCTTGTTGCTCATCCTGATAAATCATTGAATCCGTAGTTACTTCAATACGGAAGTTCTTAGCTGGCTCATCCTTTAATAATGCAAGGGCTTGAGGGATAAGTGCCTGATCTTGCGGACTTAATTGCATTGCACCTGAAATCTTAACAATAGTGTCATCGGTAAAGTGCTGGCAAATAATCTGTGCTTTGATTTGTAGCAAGGCTGTAGCAAAGTTCACCACATCATGTTGCATAGTCTTTAAACGACCTGATGCGTTATTAGACTTGATAATCTGAGCACCAAGGGTTTCGTTAGGGTCTGACTGTCCACGCTGAATGTCAGCAATGCCCATAATCTCGTAGATTTGACCTTTAACTTGATCCATAGCCTGATAAGACATATTCAAAGCTTGAGCAATTGGGGCAATATCTACAAGGTTAATAGCTCCTGCCATGCCTTGTTTCTCGGCAAAACCTTGCCAGTTCTTAACTGGAATGAGTGTGTTGTTTTCACCTTCAGTAAACAAACGAGCAAGAGATGGCTCTGCTGCATCGTATACGCCACGAACACGCAAGGCTTGAATAAATCCATCAATACGGTCTGCAAGTGTGTCTAACTGTCTTGCTTGGTCTTGGTATAGAACAAAGTCAGGTACAGGGATTAAGCTGTCTGTAGTTAATGTTGAGAACATTGGCTTTGGACATGGCCAAAAGTTTTCTAGTTGTAGTGGATCATCACGGGTGTCAAGAATCTTACCCATTGATTTAGATAGCCAAATCACTTGACCTGTGGCTTTATCCCAAATCTCATAGATAAGGGCTTCTCTAGAACCCTCGCCCATCTTTTCATTGAATGATTTAGATGTATCAGGCTTAGTGTCTAGTGGAATCTTACCGCCTAGTTCTTCGCCAAAGCGTTCAACCAAGGCTGCTCTTTCCATGTAGACTTTACGCCATACTGCGGTGACTTCTTCCCATGTACGGGCAACGGTTAGACCAAAGTCACGCCAGTAAACATAGTCAACAGGAGCACATTCGTATTCAATACGCTCTTGATCTTCACGGTAAATACCGCCTTCGGTTTCTGCTTCGTCTGTATCTTCAGTTACTTGGAAGCCATCTTCAGGAGCACCATTGGCTTCACCGCCCATTTGACCAGTAATATGTGGCTCATAACGAACCCAAGCTGTACCACGACCACCTAATAGACGGTCTTGTACGGTTTGTTTCATGGCACTAGCATAGTCACCATAATGTTCAATCTCATACTCCAATGCTCTTTCAAGCATCATAGAAGCGACACGACCTACAGGGTCATTGTCACGAAACCTACGACTAACATCAGGTCTTGGTAGCCGAGCAAATACAGCAGGAGTTATAGTTTGAACATTGCTCCACAGGATATTGAACTTAGCTTGTGGGTTATTACGGCTACGAGATTCGTCACGGTAACGCTTGACAATCTTATCGGCTCTGCCTTCCCATTCTTTATAAGTACGCTCGTACTGGGCTATGCAGTTGTACCAATCTTCGTATGTGTGTTCCATGTTTATATCCTACGATTAACTATTTTAGGGGTTTCTTTCCACATCTCGTTTAGCGTTACATCCGTTTGCCCGACATGAAGTCCTGTAATTCTTGAATTTTTAAGGATAGGGCTATCTTCATCTTTCCATACCAAACTGAGATACCTAAAGGCATCACTGGAGTGGGACGTCCAGTCATGTTTTGGGCGATCTCTAAATACTTTCTTATCATCATCCCACTCTCGTTGATATTGTCGTAAACATTCAATGCCTTCTTCGCATCTATTATCAAACCAAGTGCGAGTTAATGCAAGTCGTGTTGCTTGAATACCATCCTGAATTGACAAGTTTGGGACAATTTTTAGATGTTTTATGTCAATTTTTGCAGAAATTTGCTCAATTATGCTCTTACCACCACTTGCCAATGTTTTGGCTCTAGCATCGTGAGGGAGATAATGATAGCCATAATTGTATCCAAACTCATCTTCTTTTTGAGCAAGTAAACCCGTATAAAAGGATATAGGTTGACCATTAGATGAGTGATGGTCTAGCACCCGTATCTCACCGTAAACCACCTGATACCACCAAATAGATGTACTGTCATTGAATCCCAAATCCCAAGCAGTATGGCAAGGGAACATAGGGTCATAGTCAATCGTGGTAATACGCTCTAAGTCCGTGATTCTACGCATTTCTTGGCCATAGTAAGCACCAAGGATGGCAGCTTCAAAGCTACATAAGAACTCTTGTTCGTACTGGTTATCAGACATAGTGGCCTTGGCATCATCTAATTCAGACTGTGGCAACAGGTTAGTTTGGTCTGCCCGTAACACTTTTACATACCAATTAGGCTTTTTAGTTGCTTCGTTATATATGTCGTAAAAGGCATTATGGCCCTTTGGCGTACCAATAAAGGTAGCCCAGCCAAGACGATCAGCCAATAGTGGTCGGATAATCTCACCCCATACGCTAGGCTTCATGTCGGCCATTTCATCCATAACCACGCCATCTAGGAAATTACCACGCAAGGCATCAGGGTTATCAGCACCAAACAGCCTTATTCTAGCCCCATTAATTAGCTCCACCCATAGCTCAGATTGATTAGACTTGGTCATTACTGGCTCGGCAAAGCGTTCAAGGTATCGCCAAGCTACTGATTTGGCTTGAGAATAAAAAGGGGCTATATAGGCGTATTGGGCGTGTTGCTTGCCATCTAACAAGGCTCTAACAATAAGATCATTAATACAGGCTACAGTCTTGCCACAACGCCTGTGTGCAACAATTACTGCCCAACGCTCCTTACGGCTGTGGAAGTCCTCAAAAACGCTTCTAGGGCGGTATTTGAGCTTTATATCCCTATTCATCTGCCCATGAGATTCTTAAGTCACCACCGTTTGATCCAGTAACCTCATTAACTTGGGTTTCTTTCCATCTAGCCCTAGTTTTTAACCAAAAGATAGCGGCAGCAGTATTACCTTTTTTAGCCTGACTAAACAAAGTACCAGCAATGGCAGCATTGGCATCAATACGCCCTTCGTCTAATTCATCTTTGTAATACTTAACCAATGTATCAGCACTAATCTTTAGCCTAGTGGCTATATCTTCATGTGGGCAACCCAAAGCAGACAGGCGTTTAACCTGTTCTTGGGTTTCTTTGGTAGGTATGTGTTGTTTTCCTTGGGCCATTTTATAACTCCGAAAGCACGGCTTTTTTGCCAGTAAATTCTTCCCATCGCTTCACAATAACATCACAATATTTTGGGGACATTTCCATTCCATAACATTTTCTGCCTGTTTTTTCTGAAGCTATTAAAGTAGTTCCTGATCCGCAAAATGGTTCAAAAATAATATCTTTAGGTTTAGATAAAGAACTAATTAATTCTTCATATAATCCTACTGGTTTGGGGCATGAGTGCAATTCTCTAAGATTTTGTCCACCCACGAATTCTTTGTCTGTTTTTAAAACAATTACATCATTATTTAAAGATTTTTCGCTTGGATTAAGAATAAGTATAGGTTCCCATGTGGAAGCTCCACCTATTCCATTCCCCGCCATGGCAAATTTTTTATGCCATACAGCTACCTTAGTCTTTCCAAATCTATCAATATCTCTTGCTAAATTCATAAGACCTGGAGTCCATACTTTGCCACAATCATGTAAAGCAAACACATCCCAAACTAATTGGGCATTAGCTTCATTGTCGTTATCTTGATGTTCATCGTATTCATAGCCTATTCCATAAGGGGGATCTGTAAAAACCATATTAGCCTTATTACCATCCATTAACTTATCTATAGCATCAATACTTGTGCTATCACCGCACATAAGTCTATGATTTCCAAGGATATATATATCGCCTAGTTTAGTTTTGGGTTCTTCAGGGGCTTCAGGGACAGCATCTTCGTCAGTAAGCCCTTCTTCAATCTCAGGAGCTAATAATTGATCTAGTTCTTTATCATCAAAACCTGTGAGGGTGAGGTCAAAGTCTGCATCTTCTAGGTCTTGCAGTTCTAGCTTTAAAAAGTCCATATCCCACCCAGCGTTCATAGCTAGTTTATTGTCAGCAATGATGTAAGCCTTTTTTTGGCTTTCAGTCATATCTGAGCAATCAATGGTGGGGACTTTGCTTAAATTTAGCTTTTGGGCGGCCATCAAACGACCATGACCTGCAATAATGCCTACACCGTCTACCAATATAGGATTGCGAAAACCAAATTCTTTAATGCTTGCGGCTATTTGGGCAACCTGTTCAGGACTGTGGGTTCTGCTGTTCTTTGCGTAAGGAATTAGCTTATCTACAGCAACTTCTTTAATTTGCATATTTAACCAAGTAGTTAGTTAATCGTGCTTAATTGTAACTTATTTGACTTCTTTATCCAAGTCTTTAAGTTTGTTAGCAATAGCAGCTCTACGCTCTAGTCTTAGTCTTTGGTTCTTTTCTAATGTTGATTCATGCTCTTTGCGTAGCATGGCATCTTCTTTTTTGTACTTACGGCTCATAGGTGTCATCACATATCCTTCATCTTAGATTCAATCATTTCTCTGCGTGTAGGCTTTGCAGTCTTGGCAGATTCTTTAAAGTCTTTGGCTGTTGGGCGACCTTCAGCACCAGCTTTTTTCATCTTTTCGCCTGAACCAGCTTTAATCCTAGCTCTTTTAGCGTGAATATTTGCGTATAGTCCTTGTTTCATTAGCATTTCCACCTTGCTCTAGCTGCTTTTCCTCGTTCCCCTGTCCATCCTGCTGATCTCGCACAGAAACTATCGTGGCGTGGGCCACTAGATTGGGGGGCTTGTAAGTTACTGTTGTTCTTTGCGTTATACGCTTTTCTACCTGCTTCAGTCATGCCAGCACCTTCTTCAACTGACAAGTAATGACGGCCTTTGCCTTTGGTTGTCTTGGCAATTGGCTTATCGTGCTTTTCTACTGCTGCACGAATGTCATCTCTACGGCTCATTTATCTCTTTCACCTAAGAAACGACCATAGGCTTCTTCTAATGTGGCTTTGCGAGCACCTTTGGCATTATCACGCTCAACATTAAGGGCAATAGCTACGGCTTGCTTCTTGCCTTTGCCAGCTTTCATCTCGGCTTTGATGTTTTTGCCGACTGATTCTTTGCTACCTGATTTGTCTAATGGCATGATTAAGCCTTGAATTTAAGTAAGTAAATGGTTGTGTCAATTTCTTGGGCGATATTGTCAATCAACTGAACAATCTCTGAATCCATTGGCAGGTCTGAGCGAGCATCTTTAACAAAGCGTTGTAAGGATTGCATATAGGCTAAAGGTTCTTTAGGCATGTGGTATGTGCTTGGATAATCAGTAATTTGACCGTAAATGCCAAAATAAGTTTCAGCTAAAGCATCGGTGTGGTTAATGATGTTCTCGTAAAAATGACCTAAAGCCTTGTGTTTAGCGTAAGACTTGGTGGCCCAATGGAAGAAATGGGCATTTGTGCCTGAATGTAACAGGGTTGCAAGAAACAAAGCCATTGACTTTTCCATAGGAATCCTTATGTTATGGGTGCATTTTTTTAATTATATCTAAATCTTCCAAGATTGAATACCTAAATACCCTTTCCAAGTTACTTTATTTTTAACTCCAATGATTTCAGCCAAAACATCTAAAGATTGTGGAGAATATAAAGATATATGCCCATTGGCAGGGCCTAAATACCACCAATCACGATGACAAGTTTGGCGGTCATAATAAGCCGTTTGAAATGCAATGGATTCATTAGCTAGGCTTGCCATGTGTTTAAAACTAGCAACTGGGTCAGAAAAATGCTCTACAACTTCACAAGCAACAACAATATCTTTCTTGGGGGATGTATCAATGCTGTAAACCAAGTCAGTTTTTTCAACATCACAACCATCTGCATCAATTCCTAATTTTCTAAATGCTTGTATTGAAAAGCCTTTTCCGCACCCATAATCTAAAACAGACTTGCCAATCCCATCAGACAATAAATATAAACGCATGGTTTCCAATACCCGACCATTATTAGGTTCTTCAATTACATCCCAATATTTTGTGTAATCAATTTCATGTTTTGCAAACAAAAAGAAGCATTTAGTACATTCATAATAATTAACGGGTTCACCATCAACTAGAAGTGATCCACCTGAACATTTGTTAACAGGCAAATCAAACTTTTTATGGGCTTCTTGTTTACAAATCAAGCATTTCATAGATTTTTTTGGCTACCTGTGTAGGGGTGATTGCTTGTAAAACACTGCAAATTTGCACACATTGATAATCGTACCCAGCTTCAGGTCGAGTAAAACAATATGAACAAGGCTCAGAAACTGGTACAGCATGGTTATTGATTGCCATGTTAAACACAAATTCCTGTGGGTATTGGGCTGTTAAAGTAATAAAAGGCGTTTGAAACAATCCAGCTAAATGAGCAGGGCCACTATCACCCCCAATAATTAACTTTGAATCTGCAATAATTTGCATCACTTCTTGCGGTGTTTTGTCATAATATGCCTTAATTGGCAATTCATAAAAAATACTATGCAAATCTTGCATATCTGATTTCTGTGCTAAAACATACACAGGCAAACCTTTATCTAATAGCTGTATAGCTAGTTTTCTCCAATGTGCTTTAAGCCAAGTTCTTGAAGGATCAGCAGAAAAAGGTGCAAGCAACACAAAATCGTTTTTAATTGCGTTTATTTTGATGGTTTTAGGTCTAGCCCCATGACAAGGTTCAAAATTAAAATGGTGGGCTAAATTTTTAATGTACCAATCAATTCGTGAAGGAATGTTTTTTAAATACCCTTGGCGTGTTTGGTTGTCATAACTCCAATTGGCATCAAAAACAGGTTCATCTTCATTTTTTAATAAAAGATTTGGATGTTCTATTGGTAGCCATTGACCATGTTTAGTGTGAAATACAACTTCGTGTCCTTGGTTTGCTATTCCACAAGCTGCGTACATTCCACAAATCGCATCCCCAATTCCTTGTGCATTTAAATAAAACGATATTTTCATAAACCCTTTAAATCAAGAACATCAATAAGTACCAAACAACCGCCACCTTTTTTAATTTCACCTCTTTGAACTATTAACACATCGATTTGGCTATCATCTTCGTAAACCCCAGCATCCGCTAAAGCATCCCACAGGGCTTTGATGCGGTTATCTATGTCTTGTTTGCGTCTATCCCTTGGGTAAAGTGTAACTTGCATTTCTAGGCGTTTTTCACCTAGTTTAGGCACACAATTAGCAATTACATAGTCTTGCACCTGAAGTTTGAATTCTCTACCAGCTTTGCTGATACCCATCCTATTCCTAAAAATAGTACGGTAACTGTTGACCGATGGGGGTAGGGGTAGGTTAAGCACTATCAAGTAATTTCTCCGTCATTTCAAGTAAATCTTCTTGTCCAATTTGATAGTGTTTTTCAAACCCTTTTGCACCAAGACCATGTACACCTGTATTTCCTCGGTGGTGTTCAATACATAATCCGATAAATGGTGCATTGGCTCTTTTACCGCCAAATCGCCTAATGTGGTGAATTTCAACGCCACTATCGTAAGGCTGACCTAAGTGTCGGCATAACGCACATCCAAGTCTTGCAACTTTTGAGTATTGTTCTTTTTCAGCTTTTGTTGGCATGATCCACGCTTGCTTGCTCTAGCTTTTCAGCAGATTCAGCAATATCTACAGAAATCTCCATCATTAGCAAAGCACTATTGTTTTTAAGGGCTTCATCGTACAGACGAATCAATGTCTTTAGGATAAGGAATTCTTCGGTTAATCTAATCATACGGTAAATTTCTCCAATTGTCGGTTGTTTGCTGATTCTGTTTGCCATGCCTGAAAACGCATCTTAGCTGCTTCTAGTTGCCATTTTAGTTTTTCTGCATCTTCTGTAGCTTTCCCTATTGCAACGCATAAGTCTTGATAATCTTGGCTTGCATAGGCTTCACGCTCTTGTGCTCCAAGGCTTTGTTCGCTTGACTTCTTCATCATAATGGAACGCAATGAATGGCGATAGGCTTCTAACTGGGCTAGTTGCCCCTTGGCTTTAGCGTACTCAGGTGCGTTCATGTAAATATAGTTTATTGCTTCGTGTGGATCGTATTCATTCATCGCCAATCTCCTTCTTTTCCTGTATTACCCTTGATGTATTGGTCTTGTATATCTCGCATGACTGATGGGCGTTTATCACCAAGTCCATAAGTTGAGATAAATCTGCGAAACTCTTGCAAACCTTTTTCTTTTCTAAGTTTGATCCAGTATCTAACTTCGCATTGGTGTCTGTAGGTTTCATCATCAATTCCTGTTAACAAGTCGTTCACTTAAGAGTTCCCAAGCGGTTGCTGCACAAAGTGGGACTTGTCCGTTTCCAATGGCTTTAAGTCTGTCCACCCTATCGGCCATCCCATCAACCACTCTGTCCAATTTGGGTTCAATTTCCCACCAGCTAAATTCTGACTCTTTTTTTCCTCGTACAAAATTGCATAGGAAAGTTTTGCTCCATAGGTCATATTGGGTTTGTTCAGCTTTCGTAATATGTAACCGCCCCCCAAAGTTTTCTCCACTCGTTCCGATTGTTCTCCCCCCTCTACGCATCCTACTGTTGGAGTCGGCCACATCTGCACCGCTTGACTTAGGCT